TTAAGTACGTTTGTACCGTCTAATGAAAACGCTATAGCGAGTCATACAAGCGCAATTCTATCGGCTTACTACAACCTGCCGATTAGTAGCCGGACGAGGATTACTATTCGTCCGCTTAACCTTATCGAGCGCCTAAGCCTCGATTTACGGGTGGGATACCACCCCGACTAGTGCGTAGCCACTAGCGATATATTTATTCGGAGCCTAAACCCCGAACCTTTCCGCAGCTAATTCCATCGCCTTAATTTCGTCCTCAACCTTCGCCTTTGCGTCCCCTAACTGCGTAATCCTTTCCGAAATAATACGCTTCGTGTTAGGGTTCTTGGCGCGAAGGAAGTTAAGTTGTGATTCTAAGAGGGCGATTTCCGCCTTCTTTAGTTCCGCCTTCTTCGTGCGCATAAACTTCGCTACTTCCTTTTGCATAACTCCGGCTAAGTATTTCGCAGGTTCGTTATTGTTCGTAGACTGTTTAATCGTTACTACCGTAGTTCCATCGAGAACTAATTCGAACATTTCCGTTACATAGTGCGTTTTATGTCCTTGCTTGAACGTTCTCTTTGCGCGTTCCATATTCGTTTTAACCCACGCGATTCCTGCGTCAATAGATTCAATACCAACGCGTTGTCGTAGGCGATCCTTTGCGTGTGACGATAAGTATAGACTCATGCTATCCGAACTCCTTTCGGCGGTTTATTAATGAAGTCGTATTCGTCCTCATAGTCTGCCGTTGCGCCGTTATACGTTAAAATTACGTTAGATTTATAATCGTTAATTACGTCGATTTGTTCGATCGTTAGTGGATTTGCGTTCATTAATATCGTCTCCTTTAAATTAGAACGCTTGTTCCGGTTGACGAAGTATTTCCGATAAATGTATAATAGAGAGTGGAATCGGACATACTACATGTAAACGTAGTCAAGCGTTAATATTCGTTTATTTTCGTTAACTTACCTTTTTAGTAGGTACGGTAAAATAGTCGGTAATAACCCCAAATTCGTTTACGTCGAAAAGTTTGGCGACTTTCTCGATACGACGTTTTACTGCGTGGTTACTGATTCCGAGAAGCTTGGCGGCTTCTAAATACGATTTCGATTGAGAGTAGGCGATGATTGCTTGGCGGCTCTTGTCGTCTGCCCTCTCGAGTAGGTTTGCGAGTAGTTGGCGCTGCTCGCTGGTTTTTTGGAAACTTTCTATCGCTTCTTCTTCCGCATTGGCGTGCGGAATATATTTAACTAAATGAGGATCATCCTCCATCGCGTACTCGTAAGAATGTGATATATACTCGCTACGCTTTACTTCTTCTCTTACTTCGTCTATCACTGCGTTAGTTATTACTTTCGATAAATAGTAGTAATAATTAGATGTTTCCGACTTAATGAATCGATTGGTTACTTCGTGCATTTTCGTAATTGCGATTGAATAGACTTCGTCGTGACTCTTTCGATACCTATTCGCTAACTTCTTTAAAAAGTTTTCGCGATTCCAAAGTTCCGATACTTTTTCGTGTAATATCCGGAATACTGCGTCTTCTTTTTCGGATTGGTAACGAGTGGCTAATTCGTTAATATCCGAATATAAGTCTTGGCGGACTTTTTTACATAACATATTCGAATCTCCTCCGTTATTTTATTTTCTTATTTTCGTAGTTTTATAACTCTCATATATAACTACGTATAAGAGTAATTAAGTTGGACGTTTTTTATTAAAGTTTTTATTATAAGCATTATTTAACGTCCTCGTAGATACTAATATAAACTATCGCTTTACTTTTGTAAAGGGGTATTTGTTAAAAAAGTCAAAATATTTTTAGGAGGTTTTACCTAAACATGAATAGAAATGTTGATTACAATAGGTATATAAGCACAAAACCATTTAAGGAATTAATTGAAGAAAGAAACATTTCTATGAGCCAAATTTCTAGGGATTTAGGCATGTCTTCTCGGACAATATCTAACTTTTCTAACGGAAGAGGCGTTAACCTATCTACTGTCGTAAGGTTATGCCGTTACCTAGAAGTTCCGATTGAACAGGTAATAACGGTGGATTACGAAAAGTCTCCGGAGTAAATTCACCTTTCACAAGCGCCTCGTTTACGTCTTTTAAGTCTTTCGGCATAGCTAGGCGCTTTAGCCTATATTCGCGGAAATGATTCGACAATTGTTCGGCTAGCTTGTCTCCTGCCTTATCGTTATCTGTGGCGATCACTATCGTTTCAATAGGCGCCCGCTTAATCGCATCTATTTGCGACTTACTTATCGAAGCTCCTCCGAGTGCAATCGCTGGCTTTCCGAGCGACCACACGCTCATGGCGTCTATTTCAGCTTCACATACGTATACCTCGCGGACATCTAATCGTCCTTCTAGCGAGTGTATGGCGTCCAGTCCCCACACTAAATCGCGTATAGGATGCGCTCCCTTTGCGTACCAAAACGCCTTGCCTCGAACCTTGCGAAATTTCACATTAGCTAGTTTTCCGTCGGGATGTCGCCACGGAATAATTATCGCATTACTTTCCGGAGAATATCTCGTCGAAAAGAAGGCTTCCGTTTTAGGAGAAATCTTCCGAACTTTTCCGAGATATGAATGTCGCTTGGTATATTCGGAAATAGTTTCCTCCGGGAGTACGATTCTTTTCCGTAATTTCTTTAGCGCTGGGGGAGCGATTCTGAACGAATCCTTTTCGGGTATTACTCCGTATTTTAGGCGCAAGTATTCTTCCGTCTCTTCTTCCGTTTCCGATCGAAGGAACGATAATAGCTTGACGAAGCCTCCCGACTCGAAATCAGCGTCATAGGCTCCGGAATCTTTCCAACCGCCGTGAGTTAGCGAACAGAAGAATGACGGAGTATTATCGTATCGAAACGGACTGGCTGCTATTAACTTGTCGGAGGACCATCGAGGTCGAATCCATTCGAATTCGGTTAACTCTTCGCGGAAGTCTACTTGCGAAAGGATTCCGTTTGCGTATTCGTTCGACATAATATGACTAAACCCCCTTTAATTCGAGAATCATGGTTATAGTGTATCACTTTAATTTATTTTTGTAAACGCTTACTAGCTAAAATTCTGCGATAGCGTTTAACAATTCTGAATCCTCGATAGATAATTCTTTTATAATTCCGTGCTGTGGTCGGTAAATAATTTCTCCGACCGTACCTTCCCCGCCGTCTCTACCTTTATTGATTCCGATTAATCCTCGACCTTGTACGTAATCCGTATCAACTCCGATAAGTAAGTACGCGTCCTCCAGTAATTGCTTCGTCTTTTTAACGTCTTTCCTTTTCGGAATTTCTAACTCCCTACTTCCGTCCTCGTTCTCGCCTTCGTCCGTTTCATCTGCCTGCGTAATCGGAAATACTACCGTTTGAGTTTTACCGGCTAGTCTACGTAATTTCTTCGAAGTATTCTCAGCGTCTCCGCCCGTCTTCCTTGACGTATTCGCTTCGTAATCTAAGTAATAGAACGGGTCTACTACTACTACGTCCGCCTCGGTTCGAATAATATCCGCCTCTAACGCTCTCAAACTACGGTCGTCGAAGTCGTCATCATCTACGCCTCTAACGATAATATTTCCGGGAAGTAGATCGTTAATGTTCGCAATGAAATTGAAGAACTTTTCTTCGAAATCTTCCGATAACTCTCCGCGCCTTATTTCCGCGGAATCAAATCCTACGTCCATATTAACTCCGTCTATTTCCGCAGTATCAATATTACCTACCCTTTGCGAATAGTTCGTAAATATGCGGACGAATAGTTCATACCAACTCATTTCCATCGCCCATATAAGAACGGTAGCTCCTTGCATCGCCATATTGATTGACTCGGCTAACGTAGTCGCCGACTTACCTCTTCCGGACTTTCCATAAAATACGTACATATTCGACGAGATATATCCGCCAGTCGCCTTATTAATGAACGGAAACAGGCTTTTCCATACGCGGAAAGATTCGCCTCGCTTTCTCCGCAAGTATTCCTCTTTAATTTTCGCAGCGTCTTTCTTTAAGTCGGTTCCCACTGCTTCGCGAACGCTTGTTCCCATTTTAATCGATTCTAGCTTCGCTGTCAACTCGTCTATTGCAGCGATTCCGTCCATTCCGTTAATAATCTGCTCGACTGTTTTATCCGTAGGCTTTCCGCGTTCGTCCGGATTACCTGCGAACATATCGACGACTTTCTTCTTGGCGGAATACGACTTAATTTCATTCGCTAAATATCGGAAAGAATCCGTTACACCTTCGCGATAATAGAAGTCCGGAAACTTTTCGACGACTGTTCGGTAGTCGGGCGTACTGCCTCCGTTCTTCTTTCCGTATTCTTCGATGA